CGCGCTTCTCGGCTTCTAAAGGAGAAACTAATTCATATTGCTCAGGATCATAACCATTAGCAATAAGCCAACGACGCTGTTCTTCTGGGGTCATCTGATTATACGTTCAGCTGCGCTAGATGGGGAAGTTAGTGGTGGCCCTCCTGCGTTAGTTGGCGACCAATTGTGTGCTTCATTTATCTGCTTAGTTAACTTCAATTTTCTAGCTTCTTCGTTAGCTATCGTTTGCCGCGCAGCTATTTTTTGGCTTGGTGTAGTTTCGCCAGAAGTAGGCATACCAGCTTCATAAAAATCAGCAGCCGACCATCCTCGCGAGCCTCCTGTTTGCTCGTTTATAATACTGTTGGCACGCATAATGCGCTGATCGCTCTCTGCTATGTTTTGCTTATATATGTTAATAGCTTCATCACGACGCATATTCATGTACAAATTTTTAGGAGGCTCAGAGGCATCTCCACCACCAGTACCACTAGCACCACCAGCTTTAGGCACTGGCACTAAACCACCAGGCGCTTGTCCTTCTGTTAACTGACCCCACGGTGTTACACCACCCCCAGCACGCGGACTAAGTAGTTGTGTATACTTACCAAGTAAGTCTTGAGCCTCAGCATTACCCTCTAACGCAAGCAACTTTAACTTCTCTAACTGATTATCAGTCATCAATGCGCTGGTCTGCGCTTGTATCATAGGACGTTGTTCAGCATATTGCATACGCCTATCTTGTAGCGCACGCTGGTCTGCATCCATTTGTGCTACACGACCAGGCCGTACGAGTGCGTCAAGAAAACTACCAATAGGTTTACCTAATCCTGTCCGTCCCGCACGTGGATCTTCTATATCCGCATACTTCGTAAGTGGTGGAGAAGACAGGCTTCCGTCATTTGATTCTGCTGATAGCCTAGCTAACTGTTGACGAAGCCACTCTTCGTACTCACTCGTCAGCCCTGTGCGTTTTCTTTGATCTGCCATATTACCATCCGAAGTTTTGTAATCCAGGAAATGTTTGATACAGTTGCCCCATATTCTGTAACGTACTAGGTTGTCCAGCTTGTAAGCCAGCCGAAGTCTGCGCCATGTTACCGGCCATATTGAACATATTAGAACCCTGATTCATAACGTTCTGACTGTTGACATTCGGCTGGCTAAATTGCGCACCGTAACTGTTAGATGTAGGACGACCTAACGCTACTTGCAAGGGATCAAATCCGCTACGTGATGCAGGTAAGAATGACGTAGCTTGTTGTAACGCTTGACCAAACGCATTACGTCTGTTCTGCATACCTTGGCCAAATGTCATAGCGTTACCAACAACGTCACTCATAGCACGTGGCCCAGTTCCAGAACCAGTACCTACACCTTGACGACCTAATGCACGCTCGATCTCCTCACGCTCACCACCACTCAATCTTCCTGTAAAGTAACCTTGCGGACGGCTAGGATCATATCTCTCATTAGCTACCTGTTTACCAAACTGATCGGTTCTTGTAGGCGACGTAGTGTCAGCGTCATACATTGAACGCAATAGAGAACTAAGACCTTGTTGCGTTTGACCACGCTGTGCGTAAAACTCAGGATCAACTCCCCGCGCTTGTGAATAAACTTCTTTAACAAGTTCACCACCAGGCCCACGCATAGTGTCTAAGTCAGCAGCCGAGCCTAACATCTTATTAAAGTATGATTCGTCACGGCCTATCTGACCGTACTTCGGCAGATACTCGTCGGCTATACGAAAATCAGATGCAGCACGCCTACCAGCAAATTGATCACGTAACTGTGCTTCTGCTTCAGCTTGCTTAGGAGCTTCTTGCCGTAACATCGCCAGATAATCGGGTAGATTATCCTTCACAGCTTGCATAGAATCAGCAGTCATCTTACCTGTAGATGGTACATCAGATGACCCCAGCTCATTAGCCAGCCAAGCTGCCCCACCTACTCCAAGCAAATCACTAATTAAACTCATAATATTATCTCCTTAGCTGCTGGCCATTATACCAGCTTGTTCTAACCTATACGTTAAAAAATTTATCTTCTCCGCCATGACGATAAGCGCAGCTCTTACTTCCGATTCAGTAGGCGTAGAACTAAGCGCACCTATCGAAGTCTGATCTGCCGCAGCACCTGCGGCATCAACAGAAACTCCGTCAACCGTTGTTATATCCGCAACGTGTGCGCATTTGTAAACTGCGCCTTCAGCACCTGTTGTTGCTGAAGGGCAACGTAATCCGAGTCTCCATGTGTTTGCAGATTGCCTACTGTAAAACAGTCGCGTATCATCCGTAAACTCCGCACTTGTAATGCTAGCTGCCATAAGCCTGTGTCATTAAGGGATTTTTTGGTGTTAAGTCTTTTGTATCGGTTTGTATGATAGACAAATACGCAGCATTATCCCAGTTTACTACGTAGTTGACTTTCCAACCATGCCGTCCTTGTTGAAAATTGTATAATATATTTTGCATCGTATTGTCTGCGTTCCAAACAAGAGGATACAAGTCAGCGTATTTTATGCCGCTACCATCTGACGTAGGCGCAGACATTGTTTTTGATATAATTCCTGGCGTGCTGGAGAATGTACCATTAGCATACATAGATGCTTTAGCTGTACCTGCACCTGTAAAACGTATATAACCGTCAGGCGACGTAGTAGAATAAATACCACCAGAGCTAGCTACATTACCGCTCAGGACTGTAGCACCTATAGCAGCATCAGCAGTTAGTGTAAGTATTCCTCCCGTTGCCGTAGTAGTACCAGCGAAAGATATTTCTGTACCGCTAGTTAAAGCATAAGGTAAAGCAACTACGCTTATATCACGATCATATTCATAAGTACCTACGGTATACTCTCCGCTAGATGGTACGCCTGAGCCATCTGGATAATAACTACCGCTGCTCAGTTTAACAGACTTAGACTCCCAAGCATTTACATTAGAAAACAACGTACGAAGTTCTAACGGCTTCTGCTCTACACGTGGATCACCAGATGACCAAGCACGTGTTGTAACTGACGCTTGAAGATATTTAGCACCATGATATAGTTTTAATAGTTCACCAGTATCAGTAATAGCGTAAAGTTCGTGGGCATTATGTGTATCAATTTTTGCAAATTGTTTGATAATACCAAAGCCATATGAAACACTGCCAGCGTCATGCCCACCAGTTGCTGAGCCGCCAGACTCTACAGCATCAGCATCGTTGCCGTCTTGATACGTGTCAACAGAAACAAACTTCTTTGTCGTTGTATCATAGATAACTATAACATTACCATAGATAGTCTTCATAGAAAACAATCCATAGTTGTCAAATGAAATAGCTGCGCTTAAAGTCTTATCTTGCACAATCCCATCAAACAATTTTGCAACGCTTAAAGAGAACGCACTATTACGCCCCTCGTTATGCAACTGCTGAACAGCATTAAACGAACGTAATCCCTCGGCATCTATGAAAGCAAAGTCACCTAAAACATCTATAAATGAAAACTGATTTACAACTGACGCACTAAACAGATACTTCTTTGAAAACATCGGCTCACCAAACAGCAGCCGGTCATTATCTGGCGTAACAGCGTATGATGCAGAACCAGTACCTACAAAGAAACTATCCGTATTAAGTGGCCCCATGCAAGTAATGGGATCATAGCTTACTGAATAACTAACAGCTTCAGCACCACCAACAGTTTCATCAGCAGAAATTTTATCGCCGTCTTCATCAATTGCTATAACAAAGTCAAGCGGCCTACCACTTACGCTATGGAATATATACGTACCATTAACAACGTACAACTTACCGTTGAAGTACATCATATGAGTACCTACAGGAACATACTCACGTTCGACAACACCATCTATTGTAGTATTATGTTCAGCGTATGTACGGCACTTACGCACTGTTACCTCAGCACCCTGAGCCGTAGATCTAAACTCAATAAGGTTAGGCTGATTAACGCCGTCTTGCACAACTATACCAGCAGCCGTCCTAGTGTACGGCGTAGCAGAAGTATCTACCGTAACACCTGAGGTAGTTCCAGTAGCTTTATAAGCAAATCCACGATTACTGGCAGGTACAGCTTGGAAGTAAACAGTATCAACGCTAGGCTCTAATTTTAGCGAAGAGTTTATAGACGAGTTCCAAAGGTGCGTCCATTGTTCTAAAGGTGGGCCACCGTCCAAGCGATGTTTGTACTTAGCATCACCACCTTGTATAAGTATTATAAAGTCTCCAACAGAGTATATACCTTGAAAAGGTACGTTAGCAGAAAATCCTGTCTCAATCTTTAACGGCCTTCTAATAGGACGCAGATCACCGTAACGATTACGGACATTAAGCCCCAGTTGATACTCGTCTTGACCAATACGAGAATCATCTAAAGCCATGTTCATACCGCCTACAAACGATGTCTGTGAGTAGCTAGCCATGCAAGTTTATCGTGATTGTGACGCTTAAATACGATACGTTGATCTTGTCCGCGCTCTAAGTCAGCTTGACGCCGCGCTAGTGAACGTGTAGCTTTACGGTCATGTAGTATCGCTTCTTCCATTTTGCCCTGCTCCTCAAGAAACAACTCCATACATTTACTAACGAGTATGTTATCGTAACCAACAGCAGGAAATTCATCAACGTCATTCTGCAACCTAGGTAACGTTTTCTTATACAACACCTGTAGCGTATGTGAATCATCTTGTGCAGCAGACGACGAGAATGGAAATTCACTTACATCTACAATAAGAAAACGTGACTCCATGCTATTCGATGGTATCTCTGCATACACCGTAGAATCTGTATAATCAATTAGTTGCGCTAAACCAATGGTTGCTGTTGGTTTGTTTGTCCGTGTGAAACTAACGATGTCTGTAAACGGAACACCTAAGTCAGCTAGTGTTGCTGTGCCGTTAGCAGATACAGCAACAGCAGTACCGGCAACACTAACCAAATAACTTTCACTATGCGTTGTTTTAACAACCACTTCGTAATCATCATCCGTTGTTGTAACGCCATACCATCTAACCTTTAGCTTATTTGTGCCGTTAGCTGCTTCCGTAATAGACGTAGGCAATGACACTTTTAAAGGACTGTATCCTATTACACGAAATTTATAGTTATCAGAAGCCCAGTTGTTATCACGATAACGTGCTGTTAATGCTTCAGTATCCCACGGCATATTAGTGCCAGCTTTCTCACGCATACCACGTATGGTATAAACGTTAGAAGGCAACGCAACAGTCTTGTCACCTTGCACATAAAACTCTGCTTCTTCTAAGCATCCTGGCATATCAGATTGTTCGTAAAGTTCTTGTGCCGCTTCATTAAGATAATCAAGCAATAAAGCACGTTGGTTGGTATCGCTAGGAACCATACCAACCTTCTTTCCAAACCTATCTAATATGTATTCTACGCTCATCGTTTCACTAATGTAGTAATCGCAGCCTTATCACGCTTAACAAGTGCAGACTTTGCTTTTGTAGGTGTTACCTTAACTAAAACTACAGTTGCCATTACTTCTTTTCAAGTTCATACTCAAGACGATTTATTGTCTTGAGTGCTTCTTTTACGAACTCCGGCGATGCTAACGCTGCTTTTCTGAATCCTGGATGATCCAGCAGTCGCTCGCTGTTGTTCAGTTTCGCGCTTATGCAACCTGTCAACAGCACTGTCAACAGCAGCATCTTTAGCATCAAGACGCCTTGACGCACTAAGCGCCCGCCCTTCTCTGAACAACTTGTCCAGAATTTTTTGAAGGGCGGGTATAGCTTTAGCGATTGCATATAACAATTTTAACATTAGTTGCGTCTACGCCTGTTACGTGAACGTAACTTCCTGTCTTTCTCAAACTGCTCGTAGGCTTTAGCAGTCTTTTCACCAGCCGCAGCTTGACGTTTCCTAGCAGTGGCTTGACCGCCTTTTCTACCAGCACTCCGTAGCTTACGTGTTTTGTTAAGTTTCTTACCATACTTAACAGCCTCTTCACCAGCCTTTAGCACCCCTTTACCACCCACAGCAGTTAAACCAGCTTCACCCATTAAACCTAGCACCTTACCTTCACGTGTTTTAGTAAGATAGTCTTTAGCTCTTTTAAGTATTGAAGGAGCCTTAGTTGCTTTAATAGTACCACCGTGTAAAGCACCACCAGCACCAGGAGCTAAATGCGATGCTCTAGTCGTAGGAGTTTTACGCTTTACAGGAGTTTTACGCTGCGCTGCTGTTTTAGAACTACGTGAACCTACTGGTATACGTGAACCAAACTTACGAGATTGGGAAGATGCTGGCTTCTTAGCTGCTGGCTTCTTACGCCGTTTAGCTAAGTCCATTAACGTCTGGCTACCCTTCTTACGTTTTGGTATAGTGCCGGTACGCAACCGACTCAACGCAGGTTTGATAACCATAGGCTCTAACGCACCTTCCTTATCTTTCGCAGCTTTTAGCTTACGCTTTTTGGCCAAAGCCATCAACGCGCTACCACCTTTTTTTCTCCTGTATGGCATATTAAGTGTTTCCTGTATCTTTTTTAATTCCTACACGAAGGAAAAGTGCAAGTAAAGATGTAACCACAACGTTAATCATCACACCTAACTCCATCTCTCCGCTGAAGTACGCTCCTGCTGCTGCAAGAATGCCACCAACGGCTGTCATGTATGTCTTTTTACCTTGTAACGCTTTCATAATTTCTTACGTTTCTTAACTACAGCCTTTTTTACCGGCTTCTTTTTCGGTGGTCGCCCTACCTTACTCCCGTATGTTCCTTTTCCGTAAGGCATTTTAGATTACTTCACATCTTGTTTGTTAATCGCGCCTAGCTTAACCTCTATCGCAGGATTATCTTTCCCAGCTTTCAACAACAAGCTAGGAAAAGGAATCTCAACAGCCAAGTACGGTATCTTGAAGTTAATACCTTCTGCAGATACGTCTGCGTTAGGTGTTACTCCTGCTTTTGCCCCAACGCATAGCGAAGGAATTGGCCAAGTTAATTTCTGGCCAAACAAAGTTATGTTTGGGTTAGGCTTTAACGCCGCACCAAACAACCCATCTGCTTGTACATTTACAACACAGAACAGTCCAATCAATACTAATGTTTTTTTCA